GTTGTGCCATTAAGAACAACTTGATACTTACTGTTATAGGCAACAACAGTGATGACTACCATAGCCTGGTTAGGAAGTGCAGCTGTCGTAGCTGCCTTCATGGCGACAACTTTCTTCTTATTGAGAACAAAGGTGTAGTCGTTAAGCGTTAGAAACTCAAGGTCAGCAGAGGTGGCTCCACTAAGATATGCATTAGCTGGAACTGTAGTGATAGCACAGTTTGAAAGCTCAGTGTTGTAAAGGGAGAGCTTTGTAGCTTCGTCAGATACAGCGTTGTTGTAGTTAGTCTGCGCTGTTGTCATTGCAGACAACGCGGTGCTGAGCTGACCTGCGGTGTGCGTAGCGGCAACAGTGAGGGCTGCTTGAAAAACTCGATAGCCCTGACTAGCTAGTAAAGGATGTTCGTCTGTGAGTTCAGTACTGAGAGCATACCCAGCAGGCAGCGTAGCGGAGACAGAGACAACAGCATTGTTGTTCTTAACTGTGTAGATTCCAGCTGCATTCTTGAGAATGCCAGATACTAGTACCTGCTCTACCTCACCATAGGGATATGAGTAGTTGACCTGGAAGAGAGGGATCTGGGTGGCAACCTGACCTTCCAGTGTTTCAGCATACGTTGACTGAGCATTGTTGAGTTCGGTCAGTCTGGTAGCTGTTACGGCTTTTGCCGCTTGGTAATTAGCAAGAGTTGTAGCAAGGTTAGTTTGATTGCAAGTGCCAGGGACACCAGTGTTAGCCCCCATATTGACACGCCTAGGAGTGCCATCTAAAAGACTCCAGATTTGAAACCTGTTGTTAACGTACTGACCTACATACTTCTCTTGATCATCCCTAAGGATCGAAAACCAACGACCACCTGATGAAGCGTTAACTAGACTAGAAACGTATTTACCGCCAGGACGCTTAAGTAAGCCAAGAGCGTAGTCAGGAAAAGCATTTACCGAATCCCTTACTTGGCCTAAGAACTTACGAGTATCAGGCTGTTGAGAAATACCTAGAAATAGATTGGGAATCCTTTGGGTTACTGATGTCATCGTGCAAGTGCCTGATACGGGGAGTAACTGGTGTAATAGTTCTGACCATCACGGAATCCGAACATTGAGTAGTCACCTTGGTTACACTCGTATTCGAGCGCATAGGCACGTGTCTGTAGTTCCTGTTCTGCCAATAGTTTGTTAATCTCTTGATCGCCAATCATTTTGGTGGCACACATACGGGCAGCTCTGGCTATGATGTAAGCCTGAATAGCTGGGGGAATATCAGTGAAGTCAAAGTACCAGACAACATCGCCTTTGATTGGCTCGTTGAACTGATAGGTATGATTAAGACGGTCGTAAAGCTTTCCGTTTCGACGGATCACATCATAGTCACTATAGTGATAATACCTATTGGTATCCAACTGAAGAACGTTATAAGGAAAAAGAATTTCCTTGGTAACTGAGTCGGGAGTGAACTCGTATTCCCGTTCAGTATTAAACACCCAACCTTCAGCCTGAACTTGCTTGTTAATTTCCCGTAGGGTATTAAGAACAATGGCAACCTCAGGGTTCTGAAGATCAAGAGTGGTGACAGGTGCCTGCCCCACAGAGCTAAGTATTTGATTTACAGCATCCAGTTCGGTGGACACAGCATAAGTAGGAAAGGACATATCAGTCACTTGTTAAAGGGAGAAAGGGGAGCGTTAAATACACTCCCCCATTGTTCAACGATCAGGTGCGAGTGGCGTCCAGAGCAGGACTATCACATTCGACACCAGAGTATGCAAACCGCAGACCTTGGGTTTCAGAGAAGACCTTCGATGCAGTAGTAGGAGCAGACTTGCTGGTACGTGCCACAGAGCGACGTACAGCAGCATTTCCAGCTACAGCAAGGTTGCCGTTGTCGGTATAAGCAGTGCCATAAGCACCGGTCACAGCCGAAGGCAGAGAAGATTCAGTCCCGGAAACACCATTGCCACCTGCGGCAGAAGCAGTGTTAGCCATGAAGATGTACCTCAGTTGGTATAGTTAACAGTGTCCACACGGAACGTTGCATTGGTAGTACCAGCAATAGTCAGTACATCGCCAATGCGATAACCATCACCACCACTGGCCACAGTCTGTCCAGTGACAGCTCCAGTGGTCACGGTGGTAGTGAGGGTGCAACCGCTACCGTTATTGCTATCAGTGGTGGTCGCTTGAGTGCCAGCAGTCTGACCTGTGCCAGCAGTGAGCCTGGTCACAGAAGCGACCGTTCCACCCGCACGACCCAACTCAATGGGAGGAAACGGATAAGACGATTCGCTGGTAGTAACACCAACTCCGTCAACAGTTTGACGAGCCATGGTAATTACCCCCAGTTATCAGGAACGAGCGGACTGCAGTTCGATAGCAGCAGCGGGGTTCAGGGTGCCACAGCCGCAGGCCATGCGACCCAGGATAACGTCGCCTTGGTAGATCACCGACACGTCACCACTGGTCACTTGGACCTGGGGACCAACAGCTTCGACAACACCAGCAGCTTCCTTCTGATAGATCAGACCACAGTGGGTGGAGAAGTCGCCAGAGTAGTTGTTGTTTTCACCATTAACGGCAGACACGTTACCAGCCAGGAAAGGCAGGTTGTTAGAACGCTTGATGGAGATACCAGCAATTTCGTACAGGCCTTCACCACTGTTCAGAGAACCTTGGGTGTTGCCATAGTCACGGTTCAGAATGTTGCTGTCAACTTGGCTGACGAGAGCATAGTACTGGCGAGGAGCCAGAACAGCAAAGCGGCCTTGCTTGGGCACATTCTTTTCATCCAGAATGCTGGCAGCTTCAAAGAAGCTATCCACCAGAGCTTGAGCGTCATACTCTTTGTTGGCACCCAGTTGGATCACCGAACCACCGGGCTCGGGGCCAGGGGCAGCAGTGATGGGGTGAGCTTCACGAGCAGCTTTAGCAATCTGACGGAAGATCTTCTTGTCATAAGCTTCAGCCAGAGCGTGGCCGATCTTCTTGGAGATCTCACCGCGCAGGTCATAGTGGGCGAGGGTTTCATCCAGGTCATAGACGAAGGCGCTGGAGACCAGCAGGTCGTCACAGACGATGGTCTTCTCAGCCACCGGAGGATCACCACCACCAAGGATCGGAGTGCCAGGGACGTGGTAGTCCGCCGTCATACGACCGGTGAAGATGAACTGAAGCGATTTGCCATTCTTCAGGGTACGACGCATCACAGTGTCACGAGCGATACAAGCCGACTCGTAAGCTTTGATGAGTTCGCCGCTGAAGATTTTCAGGTAAGTTGCATACTTGGTATCATAAGCAGTACCAAGTGCAAGGGGGGTACTAGAAGTCTGGTTAATAGTACCCAGAGAAGTTACAAGAGCGTTAGCCATTGTGAGAAAGAGAGAAAGTTAAAAAGGACTTGCTCTCAGATCTGAGAAAATTTTTGCGCTATAGATTTAAAGGGTGTCGTCTCTCCGACTGTCAATGGCTAGTGGGTGTCTCCGTAGAGGCCAATAGCCAACAGGAGCCAGGTCCGACTTTGAGGTGCCTGACTCCACTAATGCTCATCGACGGTAGCCCTTTCCAAAGCTGACCGACGAGTTGGACAATCGCCGTTATAAAGCCACGGACGCGGGCTCCCAATCACTTGGGCTTTTTTGCAGTCTTAGCTGCAGCTTTAAATTGTTTTGCAGTAGGAGCTCCTGAAGCTCCAGGCTTCCGCATTTGTTCACCGCTACCTTGTTTGATGCGGAGACGCTTAGCGTGAATGTTGGCGTACAGTCCAGGCTTTGCCATATCAGCAACCCTTTTTGCCGCCACCACCCTTACCACCTTTACCCTTCATAATCAGGGCCAGGCTGCAAGAGTTCCTGCTTGAACCTTAGTACCACGAGGGCTGAGTTCAGTCAGAGTTTGCTCAGACGGATATGCACGTTGAAAACCGTCAGATGCCGAAGCGTTAGTCACATACTGGCTGGTGATGCCAGAAGTAGTAGCCAAGTTTTTAGGATCGTATGGAGTAGCTTTTGCCATTAGTCAAGTCGAGTGATAGATACTTCTCCAACTCCCTCGCCCAACATACCAATCTGTTGAGCAGCTGCCCTACTAAGATCAATAGACCTGCCGTGAATGTAAGGTCCACGATCATTAATACGGACAACAGCACATCGGTTGTTGCGTTTGTTGCAGACACGCACTCTGGTATTGAATGGATACCAGGGATGGGCTGCAGTCATAGCATGCATGTTGTAGATCTCTCCATTGGCGGTTGTGTTCCCGTGATAGGGATAGCCATACCAAGATGCGAGAGCGGCGAGAGTTAGTGTGAAAAAAGTCATTGAATCATTGCAAGGGACATTGATATTGCTTACTCGTCTACATCCTTCAATTAAGCGTTCTTGAGGAAACCAGGGAGCTCTTGACCACCTTTGTTCTTCAGCTTCCGTTCTTGCAGACGCCTGAGCATTTCAGGCGTGGCATTGGGAACTCCCTCGTAGCTTTGGCCACCAGGGATATACGGTTGATTCAGATCAAAGCTTTTACCTTGAGCTATTTTTAGATTCTGCTTTCCTCTGCGTTTAGCAGAGTTTTTCATTAGTACGTAAGGTCAGACCGTTCAAGTTTGTTGAACACGTCTTGCCTGTATGCAGGATCGTTGTCGTAACGTGGATCACTCATTGCGCGAACAACTTCAGCTTGACTACGGAAGACATCCGCAGGCTGAGCTGCTTTGCCTTGAATCATTGTGCCTTCAAAGCCTGCTTCATCAGTGAAGCGGTAGTACAAAGCCTGCAAAGCAAGACTGATGGCTGCCATATTTCCAGACTCAATTACTGAGTCATAAGCAGCGATCTCCTCAGGAGCAAAGTTCTGAGCAGCCCATTGGGTAAGTTGCTGATAGGCACCTTCACCACCAACGCTGTTGTGGATCTGAGAGATTTGATTGTCGCTCAGTTCAACGGACTCAGATTGCTGGTCCTGAGGAAGTTGTTGCTGAAACCTGATGTAGGCATCAACAAGTTCGGTGGATGACATTTCAGAGAAAGCTGCCATCGTCTCTTCGCTGAGCGTTCCCGTTTGGGCGTACTCATCAGAGGCGGTGAACAGGAAGTCCACATAAGGATCTTCGGAAGGCTCTTCCTCTTCCTCTGGTTGTTCATCATCTGTCTGATCATCAGACGGTTCGTCTTGATCCTTAGAACCAAGCTTACGTTGAAGCTCAATATAAGCTTGCTCTAGTTCTTCAGCGTTACGGTATTTACCAGCAAGGAGAGCAGCTTGATCCTGCTCCATCTGCTCGCCAATAGCATAAGCTTCAGCATCACTGGCCTCCTGAGCTTGCATAGCTTCAGGATCAGTGCTGGGATCATACGTCAGATTGAATGCCATAATTAGTAGTAGTTTTTAGACCGCCAAGACCAACACGCTCAACACGATTGGGGACACCTATGATGGGACGACCAACCTTGTCTTTAGGAGCGTATTTATTGGTATCGAATGAGGTGGGTTTAGCGATACCAGATTCATCAGGCAGGGGTTCCTTGTCCACCTTGGGTTTGTTGTGGGGCACCCTCTGTGGGCGGGACGGCTTCGTATCCAAGGGCATTGTTAATAGTGTCAGGTGCTTGTGGATTCTTAGAGGGATCGGCAATAGGTGCTGACAACAGTTGACCTGCTTGCTTGGTAAGTTCCATACCCTGCTGCAGTTGCATCTGTTGTTGCATTTCAGATTGCTGTTGATCCATACTCTTAATGAGGTTGAGCACGTCAATACCTTGGGCGGCTGCGAGACGCTTGATGGCCTCATCAGGATTGATGTACTTCATCATTGCTTCAGGACCAATGGTCTGAGCAATAGTTGTTATGAATGCAGTAAGTGACTCACGATCCTGACCACGACCCAAAGCGTTGATACCTGCAACAATGGTAGGCTTCACGATATCCTTGGGGATGCGTGGCAACTCACCCGAACGTTGTAAGACTAGAAGCTTACGGTTTAGGTAAGGGATGAGAAACTCAGAAGTCAAAAGGGAGAATAGGCCACCCAGTTGTTGCTCCAGTTCGAGCTGTGTGAGGCGGACCTCTTCTGCAGTTGTTCGCTCACTCTGACGAACAGAGAGTACAAGGAATGCTTCAGAAAGACGCCGTTCCAAAGTTGCCATCATGTTGGCAGCAGTGGCGAAGTCAGCTGTCTTTCCTACCTGAATGACACCAATGTCATCAGGCCTTCCTTGAACGATTGCTCCGTTGCCTGCCTGGGCGATTGTCTGGGGTTTAGTGGTACTTGAGGGTGATACCACGAAGACAACCTTAGCGGCTGCTGCAGAGC